ACTACGCAACTGGGCTGGTCAGCCTCTGCCTGACGCTGCTCGCCGGCTGCGCGAGCGCCCCGCCCTCACCGGCGCCGCCGCTTATCGTGACTGGCTGTCCGGCCGTAGTTCCGTGCCATCTGCCGGCGACCAGCCCCCTCAACAACGGTGACCTCCTGACCGACGAAGACCGCGCCGAAGCCGCCTGGGCTGACTGCGCAGATCAGGTCGACATGGTCTACAAACACCAGCAGGCCAATCCATGAACAAGCCCGAAAGCCTACGCGCTCACCTGCTGGCCACCGTCGCCGACTTCAAACACGACCCCGACCGCCTGTTGATCTTCATCGACAATGGGAAGGTCCGTTGCACGGCCGCACGTACACTGTCTTTTGAATACAGCTTTGACCTGCAGATCATCCTCACCGAGTTCGCCGGCCACCCTGACAGCGTGATGCTGCCAATTCTGGGCTGGCTCAGCGTCAACCAGTCCGAGCTGCTGGAAAACCTCGACAAGGTCAAAAACGGCATTCAGTTCGAAGCCGATATCCTCGACAAGGACAAGGTAGACCTCAGTATTACCCTGGCACTTACAGAGCGCGTAGTCGTTGGCAAGGATGACCAAGGGTTCACCACCGTGAGGCACCCGAACGAACCGCAGTACGTGGCGAGCTACCTCGATCCGAACTGGACGCCAGGGGCACAAGGCAACACCAGTGAATGGATAGTGCATAATGGCAAGTAACCTGGAAGCGCTGGAGACCTGGGCTGCGTTCCTGCTCGATCGGCTGGAGCCAGTGGAGCGCAGCAAGCTCGCCCGGAGCATTGGGCAGGAGCTGCGTCGCAGTCAGCAGAAACGCGTGATGGCTCAAGAGAACCCTGACGGGACCAAGTTTGCACCGCGAAAGCAGCGGAATTTGCGCGGAAAGCAGGGGCGTATTCGTCGGAAGCTGGCAATGTTCAAGAAGCTGCGCACGGCGTCGTACCTGAAAGCACGGGGCGACAGCAATACCGTAACGGTTGGCTTCACTGGACGAATCGCTCGGATTGCTAGGGTCCACCAGTACGGTCTGAAAGATCGTGCAGAGCGCGGCGCACCCGACGTCCGTTACGAACAACGTGAGGTACTTGGCTTCACAGATGCAGACCTTGATGTGATTCGGGGCGCTTTGATCGATCAGTTTTCCACATAAAAATGAGTTAGCTTTAGGCTTTAGAAACCGACAGGAAGCCGAAAGTGACAGAAAAATACACGCAAAAGGATAAGGAAACCCTAGTTGATCTGCTTGGAGAGATAATTGAACCGCACATACCTGCATTATCAGATGTATTCCAGCGGTTTGGCCGGTGGCTACAAGATGTAAATGAACGTTACGCCCCTTTAATACAAAGCTACTCGCAAGTTGACTGGAAACAAGTCAAAGAACGACTTGATACAATGCCTCAACGTTCAAGTGCTGCAATGAAACTTGCTGCACAGCAAGGCTGGTTTTTCAACTGGCAAGACTCACTCCAAAACACGTTAAAACTAATTGACGAAATTAGCGGTGCCGAAGACGGAAAAATAGATGAAATACTAGAGGCTTACTACGAGGAAAACCTAGATTGGTTCACGTCGATGCTATGTGACAAATTCCCACTGAGAAAACGAGTAATTGAAGCTGCGACAAATGCTCACAAGCAATCTGACGGTGATGGCTACTGCTTGAGTGTTCCTGTTTTTTTGGCACAAGCTGACGGACTTTTCTGGGAGGTATCTGGAATAGATTCTCCGATGAACAAGGCAAAAGGCGGCGGGCTTCTATTAGGAAGTAACTGGGTAAAAAATCAGATCGGAGAAGATCAAAGAGCAAACGACTTACTGAGCCCGTTTTTCCAAATGCATGATCTAGACCTACTAAAAAGTCAAAGCGTTCGAGAAAAGGAATTTGAACGGGACGGTAAGGTTTTCAATGCACTTAATCGCCACCAAGTTCTTCATGGTGAAGTTTCAGACTACGGAACCAAAATTAATAGCCTGAAAGCTTTCTCACTTCTAATTTTTATCGGAATACACCTTCCCGATATTTTGAAGAGAACATCTGAGAGAAAAGAATCTGAAAGCACATTGTAACCCTCGCCAATACAACTGCTAGCGACTGCACTCACACGCGCGTGGCGCCACCATCGGCGCCATGAACGAATTTGCCGCCCTCTCCCGCATGCTCGAAAACCTCATCCGCTTCGGCGTCATCGCCGCCGTGCAGATGGACCCCCCGCGCGTGAAGGTAAAAACCGGAACCCTCACTACCGCCTGGCTGCCTTGGCTCGCCCTGCGCGCCGGTGCTGACCAGGAGTGGGATCCGCCCACCGTCGACGAACAGGTGATCCTATTCAGCCCATCTGGCCAGCTCGCCAACGGCGTCGTCATAACCGGCCTGCCGAGCGACCACATCCCTGCCAACGGCAACCGCCCCGGCCTGCACCGTCGCACATACGCCGACGGCGCGGTGATCGAGTACGACAGCGTCGAGCATCATCTGAGCGCCATCCTGCCCGAGAGCGGCACCACCAGCCTGGTCAGCAAGGGCGGGATCAACATCATCGGGCCGATAAATCACCAGGGCGATTACAACCAAACCGGCAATCAGAACGTGGTCGGCCTCGTGACCGTCTCAAAAGACGTGATTGCAGCCAACATCAGCCTGGTCAAGCACCTGCACGGCGGCGTGCTGGTGGGCAGCGCGAAGACGGGGAAACCAGAATGAACCGAGAGACCGGCGCAGCCATGAGCGAACTGGACCACATTGGTCAGAGCATCACGGACATTCTCACTACCCGCATAGGCACCCGAGTGATGCGCCGCGAATACGGCAGCCTGTTGCCCGAGCTGGTAGATCACCCGTTCAACGACGTCACACGCCTGCGCGTTTATGCCGGCACTGTCATGGCGCTGATGCGTTGGGAGCCCCGTATCAGCCTCAGCCGTGTGCAGTTTATCGGCGCGAACCTGCAAGGGCAGTCGGTGCTGGAGCTGGAAGGTTCGGTCATCGACGGCAATGAGCCGTTGAGCTTGAGCGTGCCGCTGCAAATGGGTGGCAGCGTATGAATTCTTTTGCCGCTATCGACCTCAGCCAGCTCCCCGCGCCGCAGATTGTCGAACAGATCGACTTCGAATTGATCCTGGCCGAGCGCAAGGCCTACATGATCAGCCTGTGGCCGATCGAGGAACAAGCGCAGATTGCGGCCCGCCTCGAACTGGAATCGGAGCCCCTGGCCAAGCTGCTGCAAGAGAACGCTTACCGCGAGACCATCTGGCGTCAGCGGGTGAATGAGGCGTCCATGGCGAACCTGCTGGCACTAGCCAAAGGCCCCGACCTGGACCAACTGGCGGGTAACTTCAACGTCCAGCGCCTAGTGGTTCAGGAAGCCAAACCGATGGCTGTCCCGCCGGTAGCGCGGCTGATGGAAAGCGACGACAGCTTGCGGGAACGGGCGCAAATGTCTTGGGAGGGGCTGAGCACCGCCGGGCCGCGCCAGAGCTATATCTTTCACGCCCGAGGGGCAGACGGCCGTGTTGCCGATGCGACAGCTGAGAGCCCGTCACCCGCCGTGGCAGTGGTCACCGTGCAGGCCCTGCTCGGCGACGGCACTGCCTCGACCGACTTGCTCGCCGCAGTTAAAAAGCACTTGAGTGACGACGACCGCCGGCCCGTGGCCGACCGCCTGACTGTTCAGGGCGCGCAAATTCTGCCCTACCCGATCAAGGCCAAGCTCTACCTGCTGACCAGTGGCCCCGAGTCGGAGCCCATTCTTGCAGCGGCTGAGCAACGCCTGCTGGCATACGTCCACCAGCGTCGGCGCCTTGGAATGGAAGTGTCGGAATCGGCCGTGCACGCGGCGTTATTCGTCGAAGGGGTGCGCAAGGTTGAGCTGGAAAACTGGATGGATATCGTCGCCACCAAAGCCCAGGCGCCGTACTGCACCAGCGTAACGATTACGAGGGGCGCCGAGTAATGGGCGCGCAGCAGCTGGTCCCGAGAAACTCCACGCCGCTTGAGATTCAGGCGGCACAGGCGCTTGCGGAAATTCAACGCGTACCGATTCCATTGCGGGATCTGTGCAACCCGAATACCTGCCCAGCGCAGGTACTGCCGTACCTGGCTTGGGCCTTCTCCGTCGATCGCTGGGACAGCAACTGGACCGAAGCCACCAAACGCGCGGCTATACGCTCATCCCGCTACATCCACGCGCACAAAGGCACCATCGGCGCACTGCGCCGCGTGGTTGAGCCGCTGGGCTACCTGATCGAGGTGATGGAGTGGTGGCAGACGGTGCCGGAAGGTGTACCAGGCACCTTTGCCTTGAAGGTCGGCGTCCTGGACACCGGTATCACCGAAGAAATGTACCAAGAGCTGACCTGGCTGATCGATGACGCCAAGCCACTCACCCGCCCACTAACGGGCCTGGCGATCAGCCTGGAAAGCACCGGCACCGTCTTTATTGGGGCCTGCGTGTACGAAGGCGACGAACTCAGCGTTTACCCACCGACACAGCGCGACATTGACGTCAGCGGTGTGACCCGCATCGGTGGCCGCGAACAACATATCGACACGATGGACATCTACTCATGACCGACCAAAACAGCCAGTTCTTCGCGATTCTCACTGACATCGGCAGAGCCAAGCAGGCCAATGCGACTGCCCTTGGCACAACGTGGACCTTTGCCCAGATGGCCGTGGGCGATGCCAACGGCACAGAGCCCATTCCCAACAGCTCGCAAACCAAGCTGATCAACGAACGCCGCCGGGCACCATTGAACCAAGTGAAGGTCGATCCAGCGAACGCCAACGTGATCATCGCTGAGCAGATCATTCCCGAGAGCGTTGGCGGCTGGTGGGTTCGCGAGCTTGGCCTGTACGACGCAGCCGGTGACATGGTCGCGGTAGCGAACTGTGCCCCGACATTTAAACCGCTGCTGGCACAAGGATCAGGCCGGACGCAGGTGATTCGAATCAACCTGATCGTCAGCAACACGGCGAACATTGAGTTGAAGATCGATCCGAGCGTGGTACTGGCAACACGCGAGTATGTCGACCTGGCCGTCACCGAGGTTATGTCGCGGCTCGACTTCAAGCACTCGGTGCTGGTCGCCACCACGGCCAACATCGTTTTGAGCGGCTCCAAGGTTATTGATGGTGAAACGCCGCCGGAAGGCAGTCGCGTTCTGGCCAAGAACCAAGACCAAGCAAAGGACAACGGCATCTGGGTTGTGAGCACCAGCGGTGCGTGGAAACGCGCCCAGGACGCAGACGCCAGTGTCGAGGTGACGCCGGGACTGTTCGTCACCGTCGAGAAGGGTACGACAAACGGCGACAGCGTTTGGCAGCTCGTGACGGATGCGCCGATTGTGCTGGGCACCACTGCGCTGACCTTTGAAGTGGTTGCAGGGCGCACGGGCATTGTCGCTGGCACCTACCGCAGCTTGACCGTGGATAAGCTCGGTCGCGTTATTGCTGGTACGAACCCCACTACTCTCGCTGGGGCTGGCATTACTGATGCTATTTCATCCACACCACAGGGTGTTCTTACTGGGGCAATTGTTGATGTTCCAAAGCATGATATCGGGATTTATTCCGGCCCTACGACCGACAAGCCCACAACTGGCGGTCTTTATGTGCGGTGGAAATATCCCGGCGCAAATCCAATGGCGTTCGATCTTTATGCTCATATGGCCAGCGGCGCCGACAGTTTCGGATTCAGGCGAGTAGGTGCGGACGGACTTTATATTTGGCGTGAGATTTATCACACCGGTAACTTTGACCCGTCATCAAAGGCAAATAAGGCAACAACGCTGGGCGGTTATGGCATTACTGACGCTATGTCTTCCACGCCCCAAATGGGTGTAGTTGGAAAGATCACGGATATTGCAAAAACCCATCTTGGTGTATATGCGAGTGGTACCACCGACAGCCCGCCCACCTCAAGTGGCGGCTTGTTTTTGCGTATGAAGTATCCCGGCGACACTCCCACCGCTTTCGATATTTTCGGGCATGTTGGAGGCGGTAACGACATTTTTGGCTTCCGGCGTGTGCTTGCTGATGGAACTTATGTCCATCGAACGGTTTATCACGATGGAAACTTCGACCCCGCAACTAAAATGCCTGTTGGTGGCGGTAGTTACACCCCTGCCTTTTCCAGTCTGCGCATTACTGCTAGCACTTCGTCTATCGGCGCGCCTGGCTCACATATTTCATATGGCACAGACGGAGCATTCACTAATTGCTTTAACTCTGTTTGCAACCAAGGAACGGGAACTGGCGGATTTACTTGGCGAACTGTTAACGCGGCTAACAGCGTTACTGGTCCTACCATGTCGTACTCGTACGAGGGGCGTCTTAACGTTCCTGGAAGTATCTCCACGCCAGCTATTTCGGGCAATACTACTGTTTGGGATCAGCCCGAAGGATACGCAGGTGCAAACATTGCTAACTGCGCGTTTGTGGCGACTGCTGTAGGCCGGAAGGTTTCCAGCGACCGAATGGTGACTGCAGGGTTTTATAGCGGTTCCAAAGCCGCGCCTTATTTTGTTCATAACGACGGCTCAGTTGTCTATTTGCAGGTTGATCGGCCGAAAGATACTGCTCTGCTTACGGCAAATGGCTGGAGTAAGAACGCAGACACCGGTGAGATTACTCAACGAGCAGAGGTTGCTATCGGCGACTCCGTCGGTTCAATGCAGGTGTCAGTAACCTGGCCTTTTCAGTTTCCGACCAAATGTTTGAGGGCTGACTGTTCCTTAAGAGTTGCAAATGGCTCTCCTATTGCAATTATTGCGGGGTTTTATGACATCACAACTACAGGCGCCACAGTAAAATTTGAAGAGCTGAACTCTGCTGTTCAGTCAGGTTTGATTTTAATGGTAGAGGCCGTGGGGTACTAATAAATGAAGATCTTCTATAGCGCAAAACAGAATGCTTTCTTCAATGAGGTGTTCCACGGCACTCGGACTATTCAGGTATATGATCCCGAGTGGATACGGCCTACCGTGAAGGTTCCAGACCCAGGATGGAGTCAGCCATGGATTTCGGTGCCTAATCCGGCGTGTGTGGAATTGGTTGAAGTCGAGGGTGAGGAATCAGAAACTCAAACTGCGCCTGAAACTATTTTGATTCTTGATCCTGATGCGGTGCATCCAATGATTGAGGTGCCGGATGAGCAGGCCTTGCCCCCGCTCATTACCGTAACCAACCCAGCGTGCTTGCTCCCGCCTGAATCCGAGCTTGTCGAGGTGCCACAAGATGAGCACAGCGAGATTTTCCGCGTGCTGGCACTCGGCGGCTCTGTGCTTGCGCCTGACGAGAATGGGCGACCAACAACTATCCCCGCGCCAGGCCCTACGGTGGAGGAGCTGAAAGCCCGCGAGCGTGCAATCCGCGACCGAGTATTACTGCTCACTGATCCGTTAATCTCGCGTCACCGTGACGAGGTAGAGGCCGAACGACCAACGACCCTCACCGCCGAGCAGTACAAACAGTTGCAGGGCTACCGACAGGATCTGCGGGAGTGGCCTGAATCGGTGCTCTTTCCTGCACTTGAGCACAGGCCGGAACAACCAGCCTGGCTTGCCGATCAACTCGGCTAATCAACTCGCACCTGTACCACACCCTCCTACAACCCGCCGCGCTCGCCCAACCGGCGCGCGCGCGGCAGCCTGTGCACTGTCATTCCATCACAGCGCAGGCAACCACCCATGGCCGGTTCAGACTATCTCCACGGCGTGCGGGTTCTCGAACTCAACGACGGCACCCGCCCCATTCGCACCATCGCAACCGCAGTCATCGGCCTCGTTTGTACGGCTGAAGATGCGGACCCGCTCGCCTTTCCTCTGGACACCCCTGTCCTGCTGACCAACGTGCAAAGCGCCATCGCTAAAGCCGGCGTGAAAGGCACCCTGGCATCCAGCCTGCAAGCCATTGCCGACCAGACCAAGCCCTACACCATCGTGGTGCGGGTGAAGGAAGGCGCCGACGAAGCCGCCACAACCAGCGCGCTGATCGGCACCACCACCGCCGACGGCAAATACACCGGCATGAAAGCCCTGCTAGCTGCCAAGGCCCGCGTGGGCATGACGCCGCGCATTCTTGGTGTGCCAGGTCTCGACAGTCAGCCGGTGGCCACCGCCCTGGTATCGATCGCCAAGGACCTGCGCGCCTTCGCATACGTCAGTGCGTGGAACTGCAAAACCAAGGAAGAGGTCGTCGCCTACCGCGAAAACTTCGGTGCCCGCGAGGTTATGGTGATCTGGCCGGAGTTCCAGAATTGGGACACGGTCACCAGCGCGACCGTTACCGCGTCAGCAGTGGCTCGCGCCTTGGGCCTGCGGGCTCTGATCGATAAGGACACCGGCTGGCACAAGACGCTGTCCAACGTCGCCGTCAACGGCGTGACAGGCATCAGCGCCGACGTGTTCTGGGATCTGCAAAACCCGGCCACCGACGCCAACTACCTCAACAGCAACGAGGTCACCACGCTGATCAGCGAGGGCGGCTTCCGCTTCTGGGGTAGCCGCACGTGCAGCGACGATCCGCTATTCGCATTCGAAAACTACACCCGTACCGCGCAGATCCTCGCTGACACGATGGCCGAGGCGCATATGTGGGCCCTGGACAAGCCCATGCATGCCTCCCTAGTGCGGGACATCCTCGAAGGCCTCAACGCCAAGTTCCGCGAGCTGATTGCCCAGGGCTACCTGATCGGCGGCAGTGCTTGGTACCCGGAAGATATCAACGACAAAGACACCCTCAAGGCCGGCAAGCTGACGATCGATTACGACTACACACCTGTGCCGCCCCTAGAAGACCTAACCCTGCGCCAGCGCATCACGGACCGCTACCTGATGCAGTTTGCCAGCCAGATCAACGGCTAAACCGGGTCTCCCCGCAAGGGGAGTTAACCCCGTGCCAAAAACCCGGAGAACACCGCCATGGCGATGCCACGCAAACTCAAAAACCTCATGCTGTTCAACGACGCCAACATCTACAGGGGTGTGGTCAAGTCCGTCACCCTGCCCGCCTTGGGACGCAAAATGGAAGCCTATCGCGGCGGTGGCATGAATGGTCCGGTCAAGGCTGACCTGGGCTTTTCCGATGACGGTATCCAGTTCGAATGGAAGACCGGCGGCCTGGATCTGATCAGCCTGAAGCAATTCGGCATGGTCAACGCGTCGGGCGTCGCCCTGCGCTTTACTGGCGCCTTTGAGCAAGACGACACGGGTGAAGTCAGCGCCGTGGAAGTCGTTATGCGCGGCCGTCACGAAACCATCGAAATGGGTGATGCCCAGCCAGGCGAAGACACCGAGCATTCGATGACCACCACCTGTACCTACTACAAGTTGACCGTCGACAACGAAGAGATCATCGAAATAGACCTGCTCAACTTCATTGAGAAGGTCGACGGCGTCGACATGCTGGAGAAACAGCGTAACGCCCTAGGCATCTGACCCCTCAATCAGCGACAAGACCTGCTCAACCTTCACCAGGAGCTTTAGCCATGAAAACCCAAGACACCGAACAACCCGAAGTCAAATCGCTGGCCGACGACAACACCGTCGTGCTGGACACCCCAATCCTCCGTGGAACCAGCACCATCGACAGCATCACCCTGCGCAAACCCAACGCCGGTGAGCTTCGCGGCGTGAGCCTGGCCGATCTTCTGCAAATGGAAGTAGACAGCTTGATCAAGGTTTTGCCCCGCATCAGTTCACCGACCCTCACCACCATTGAAGTCAAATCAATGGACCCGGCCGACCTGTTTGCAATCAGCGCCAAGGTGTCCGGTTTTTTGCTGCAGAAATCGATGAAGACGGACGCATCCCTCGTTGCGTAGAGGACGCCATGGCCGATCTGGCCGTGGTCTTTCACTGGGCGCCGGCTGACATGGATCAACTGGGCCTGAACGAACTGATGGAATGGCGCGAGCGCGCCAGGGTGCGGAGCTCAACCGATGGCAAATGATCTGAGACTTCAGGTGCTGCTCAGTACCATCGACAAGGCCACCCGACCGCTGAAGCACATCAGCGAAGGGGGTATCGAGACAGCTCGTGCCCTCAAGGCCGCTCGCGACCGCCTGAAGGAACTCACCTCCCAACAAAAAGACGTCAGCGCCTGGAGGGCTCAGCGTGCGGCTGCTGAGCAAACCGGCGCGTCTCTCAATGCCGCACGGGATCGCGTCAAATCCCTCAGTCAAGAACTCGCCGCTACCGATACGCCGACCAGAGCAATGACCCGCAGCTTCCAGGCAGCGGTGCGCGAGGCCACTCGGCTCAAGCAGCAGCACCAACAGCAGAGCGAGCAACTGCAGGGCCTTCGATCGAAGCTCTACGACGCTGGCATCAGCACCAAAAACGTTGGCACCCACGAGCGCCAGCTGCGCGAGCAAATCAACGCCACCAATGCCAGCATCAGCACGCAAGGCAAGCGCATGGCAGAGCTGAGCGCCCAGCACAAGCGCGCGGCGGCAGCCCGAAGTCAGATGGAAAAATCCCAGCGCGCCGCCGGCAATCTCGCGGTGAACGGCGCCTCAGGTCTGGGGGTTGGCTATGCAGCGAGCCGCCCCATCGCCTCCGCAATTAAGGCCTTCGCGCCGAATGAGGATTCCGCCACACAGCTCAAGGTGTCGATGATGGACGACACCGGCAAGGTAGCCGAAGACTTCCAGAAGATTACGAACCTGGCCACAAAGCTGGGTGACCGTTTGCCAGGTACAACGGCCGACTTCCAGGAAATGATGACCATGCTGAGGCGCCAGGGCCTCAGTGCACAGAGCATTCTCGGTGGTACGGGTGAGGCAGCCGCGTACTTGGGCGTACAGCTAAAAATGCCGGTGGCCGAGGCCGCTGAGTTTGCGGCAAAAATGCAGGACGCTACCCGCACCTCCGAGAAAGACATGATGTCGCTGATGGACACCATCCAGCGAGGTTTCTACGCCGGTGTCGACCCGACAAACATGCTCCAGGGCTTCAGCAAGATCGCGCCCGTGATGGACACCATCAAAAAATCGGGCATCGACGCCGCCGCTGAGCTGGCACCGCTGCTGGTCATGATGGATCAAGCAGGCATGGAAGGCGGCGCCGCCGGCAACGCCTACAGGAAGATCTTTCAGGCGGGCCTGGACAAGG